GCACTCAAGCCCGTCATGCTGGTGATGTCGGCGTTGTCACCGCTGGCAGCAGCAGTGGCTACAGCCGTCAATGGAATGCCGCCAACACTCAAGCCCGTCATGCTGGTGATATTTGAGTTGGCACCGCTACCGGCGGCAGTGGCTACTGCTGACAAGGGGATACCATCGGCATTCAGCCCAGCCATGCTGGTGATGTCGGCATTGGTTCCACTGGCTGCAAGCCCAGCTATGAGATTGTCGTGGGTAATTTTCTTCGTCGTTCCGCCAGCACCTTGACCGGAGTCTTCGGAGCCGGATTCAGAAACATCAACGATGGCGACGACATCCAAGGGTGCCGGTGGCTCGTCTAGTGGCGCTAAAGCTGTAATCTTTGTGTCTGGCATGGTTCCCCCTAGTAGGTGCTAACATTGATGCGCTCCACCTGTCCCTGCTGGCGAAGCAGCTTGTCTGCCTCAACAGCAATCACTGCCTCGGCATCAGAGTCAGCCTGTGCTGCCAACTCATTGTTACCCGTGGCTCTCAGGTAATCTGCATACACGCCACGGGTCAGGTAATTCTGGAAAATGTAGGGTATCTCGACGACATCCCATGAGGCAGGTGTGCTGTCCGGTGACTCACTGACTGCCACGCTGGTGTTGGCGTCGTAAAACTGTCCACCACTATAAACCTGATCTCCACTGGCATAGGCACTGTCAGTGTCGTAGGTGTTGCCCGTCAGTTCCGGCCTGCGCTTGCGGAACTTCAGCCATACCTTGTTCACGTTATCAAGTACCTGGACACCTGTGCCTGACAGGGTGAAGCTGTAGTCCCTGTTGGAAGTGAAGTTCCTTGGGTCTTTCTTGTGTACACCAAGTGCCTCGCCAATAGCTGTCTCACCTGTCTGGGAGTAGGCTATGTAACGGTTGAAGGGAACTAATTCCGCCCAGTAAGAACTTGATTGCGGTGTGATGCTACCGCTTGATGTATGAGGAACAAAGCACCAGTAATGTTTGTCATCGACATCGTATCTAGCCTTATCTCCAGCAACGTAGGCTGTGCTAGTGACCCAATCGTTTCCACTTGGAGACTCACTAGACTCCCCCCACTTGGTGTTGTCTGTCGGTAGGTTCCCGGTATTGGAGCCGGTTGTGGCGAAATAATACTTGTCCTCCGCTGCATAATATACCTCCGTGCCTGCTGCATACGTTGTTGCGCTGACCCATAGCGCACGAAACGTCCGCTTGTCGCATCCCAATGTGTCAGGCCAGTACCCTGTTTCCCAAGCCAAGGCGAGGCGTCCGTCTGCCAAGTCCCTGATCCGGTTAAATTCGTTAGTAGACAGGTTGTCCCTGTCGAGTCCCGCCAAATGCGCCACGCCATGCAGGACTTTCGAGAATGTCAGCTTCCTCATTTATAGACCTTAACCCTGCGCCCAGCACCGACAGGGATAAAGCCATTGCCACGATACCCCACCTGTATCTTGCCGCTTCGTGTATTGACCCTGACCTCCGGGTTGTCTTGCAGGTACTTCTTTACGAATTTCTTGTCACCCCAGCATCCCGGTTCACGTTGCTCCCAAAGCTGGTAAGCCGTGGCTGGAATGCTGCCGCGCATTTCCCCAAGCCCATCCATGTGGCGGTAGGACTTGGAGTTGTTTGATGCCCCTGTTGACTTGGCGTCAACAAAGGCTTGATCGCATTGCGATAAGACCCTCTGCCGGAGGGCGTCACCCACACGGGAACGTAAATCCCCCGGCAGAGAGTTGATTGCTTCCTCAAGCATTTTAGCTATCCAAGTTGAACTTGCCGTGAGCCAATGGATTGTGAACGACTAATGCCGCCACAGCCTCAATCATGCGGATTGGGCCACCACCGCTGTCGGGGAGTTCCTTCACTTCCGGCAGTTTGCCGTAGCGAAGCTCGATGCCACTCATGTCCAATACAAAGCCATCCTGCTGTTCAGCGATGAAGTTGTCTGGAACAAGCGATACAGTCCCAAAGTCACCCTCGAATACATCGACGGTCATCGTCACCTTCTTGCCGCTCTGTGGGCTGAAGGTACGAATTTGGGTTGCTGCAATGCCGTTTGAGTCAGTTGCACTGCGTACACCTGTCAGGCGATCCGTCATGGCTCGCTTCAGGGTGCGTCCGCAGGGCATCATGTACGTCTTGATGCTGCCAGTCTCTGAATAGATACTGGACAGGACATCTTGGACGTGTGAGTCCTCGATGGTTGACGAGAGTATGGTTGACTCAATGCTACCAGCCGGTGTGCGGAATGCAGTAGGGACGGTTGGTGTACCGTCACTGTTACTGATCCATTCTCCCAATGACTTGGTGAGATACGGTGTGCTTCCACCCGCATCTGCCTGACCATCGGCACCTGTGGCACCTGCCTGCTTCACCAGTTGGCTCTCAATATCCCTTTTTAGTTCCACCAATTTCTTGGCGATACCATTAGCCAGTTCATCCTTGAGGCCAGCGACATTGGAAATCTCCAATGCCAAGGGCGACACGCGGATGGTGCGGCGGAATATCTGAACGTAGTTGGACAGGATACCACGGTTTACACCGGGGTCTTGCCAATCACCTGATACCACATCTGTGCCATCAACCACGCCTAATGTGGAGGACGCGGCGTATGAATCACATTGCCATTGCATCAATGTGTTACCTGGTTTTGATCCTTTTTTAGCGGCACTCACGACTGGGCAGTCATGAGCATCCACTTGAGCTATTAAATCGGCGAGGTCTTCACGACGGCCAATTTGATCTTTTTCTAGTAGTACAGCCAAAATAATTCCTTTCTTTTTGGCTTCGCCTTACAGTTTATCCTGCGCGGCGAATATTGCTGTTAGCTCCTCGACTCCCCCAGATTCCTGAAACGACTTCATTGCGGCGGCTGAACGAACTGTTGTCTCGTCCATTGGCGCAGGTTGCGCGGCAGGGGCGGTAGGTTGGGCTGGTGCCTTGGGCACCGACTTGGACTTTTTCTTCTCCTTGCCTGCCATCCTTAACGCCTGTCCTGCCAAGGCATCGCCAACCACCAGCTTGTAGTTTGGCTTGTTAGCCAACTCAGGATACTGGCGTATTGCCATCTGCGCGTTCTGGTAGTCGCTGGATGCCCTGTCCTTCCACCACGGGTAGGACTCAATGACTTCCGACTCCAGAGAGTCGCGTGCCTGTATGAACTTCGCCTGATCGGGTAGCTGCCTTCGGATTGCCCTTGCCGCCTTTCGGCGTATGTCTCGGACTTCCTCCATGCTGTACTCCTGCTCCCCATCCTTTGTGGTGATGACCGCCCCCTCGGGGTTGTCCTCTGCCCACTCCAAGGTCTGCTCGGCGCGTAACATTTCCTTTCGCACGTCATCAACCGTGTTGAGGCTTGCGAATGGATTTGCCTCCGTGGCTTGCGGTGTAAACTCGGTGGCTCCCTCGTCGAGTTTGCCTTCCAGTTCAGCTATCCGCCCCTCGTAACGCTCCTCAAGCTCCTTGCGTTTGCGAACTTCCTTGCCGATGCGCTTGTCGAACCTTCCCTGCTGGTCTTGGGTTAACCCCTCCTCAACAGTTGGTTCAGCCTCCGCTTCAGTCGTTTCTTCTTCTTGGGAAAGAACGTCACCTTCTTCCTCCCCAGCACTCACTGGGGCATCTTCAGGTGATTCACTCTCCTCCTTTTTTTCTTCCGGTTGAGGTTCCGGCTCCTCCTCGCGGTTAAGCGTATCCTTCAGCACATCGGCCAAGGATGCTTCGTCCAGAGGTTCCACGGTTTTTTCAGTGGTTTCCGTTGCCACGTCGTTTGTGTCTGCCATGCGATGTTTTTGGGGAGCCGCAAGCCGCTCCGGTAACTCAGCGTTTAATCATTCAAGGCAACGAGCTGCGCAGAAACTGTTTGCCGTTAATGATTAGATGGATTTGGGGGGCACAAAAAAATGCCCTGCTTCCCGGCAGGGCAGAAGTGGGAGGAAGTGGGAAGGAGTTGGCTCTATTTCTTGTTCAGGATTGCCTGCTCTCGAAGGAAATTAAGGTGGCTCCTGAACTCTGCGAGTGACGCAGCCTTGCCTGCCTGATACTGGCGTTGTTCATTGGTTAAGTCAGGCGACAATGCCGTGTCACACTCCACCTCCTGTATGAAGGCAAGTTGCTTCATTATTTCATCCCATAATTCATTGTGCCCTTCCCATTGAAAGACACCCCAGTTTGTTTCGTCGCTCATTGCATCGCCATTGGCTTGGTGCCAATTTTACCCACCTGTTTATTCTGTTGTTGCATGACGCCCATGTTCAAATTTTGCTCATAGCGTTTCATTAGCTCACCAAACATCTCGTCCCCCTGCAAGGCTTCACCAACCCGTGGGTTATTGGTGGCTATCTCCTGCGCCATCTTGAGCTTGGTGCTTGCCGCTGGATCGTTGCTGGCATCCGTGTAACTGGCTTCAAAGCCAAGGAGCATCTGGGCGATGTCACGCTTTACGTCGTTATACATCTTCTGCGATGCAGCCGCCTCGTCCACCAGTAGTTCATCGGCTGATTCAGGTGCCACTGCCCTTAACGCCATGTCCACCAGCTTCACGCGGTCTATGCGTCCGGCTGCGTCAAGGGTTCCGGTAATGGTCGCAATGGCATCCATCTTGGATTTCACCAGATCACTGTCCAGTTCCGCCACGTTGAACTTCAGGATGAAGTCAAACTGGTGGGCATCATGGCTAATCGCCTGTGCCGCCTGTGCAGACGTTACGCGCACCAACTCGTCCAGACTGAAATACTGGATGCAAAGCCGGAAGACCTGACGGTACACCTCAGTCCACCCTCGCAACCACTGGTTCACCATGCGCTGCTGCTTCATCTGTGTCACCACCGGGGGGATTGCAGCGTTGGGTCGCCCGAAATACTCGTCAGCCTGCAATCGTACTGCGTTAATCAACTCAAAGGCAGTCTGTGGTGGGCGACTGGGGGGTTGCAGGAACTGGTAGTCCCCCGGTTTCGTCACGGGTAACTGTACCGCTGGCCCAATCTTGTTGCTCATGCCCAGACGTTTACTCACTTGTATGGGCGGCAGTGTCTCAAAGCTGGTTGAGTCAAACACACTGTCCCGTTGCGCCTTGAGTTCCTGCTGCCATGTCTTGGCAATCTCAGCTACACCACGCGATTCAGTGATGCGCCTTGCCACCTGTTCACGCCGGAACAGGATGAAGGGATACTGGTTGTGCGCGTAGTCCAGCATCTCATGCTTGGCGAACAGGACAGACTCACCGGCATTGCTCGAAAGCATGGGGCAGAAGACAGTGAACCAAATGCCAGGTACTCCATTGTCATCAAGCTGGCGGGTATACGCCCACACCACCTCCACCAGATTGTCATTGCGATCTATGGAGCTACTGGAGAGGGCACTGACGGCTTGGCTGATGTCATTGTAGCTGATGGACTTGCCCTTGGTATTCAGTGCCTCATCAACAAACTTCTTGTCCCAGTTGTCATCCACGATACGGCTGCGTAACTCCACCTCCGACATGAACTGCCTGCGGAATACCACCCGTGCCTTCTGTAAATCTATTGTCTCAGGTGGGAACAGGATGTCTGAGTAGGGCTTCAGGGCCACGATGACAGGGGCGTTCCTGCAAAGGTACGGCACAGGGAACTCACTGGCCCCTGTCTCGCGCAACTGCTTGACCACTTTCCTTGCTGCCCGTTTCTTCATCCCCGGTACATAGTCCATCAGGATTCCCGCCACTTCACTCTCGCGGTCTGGCTCGGCTATCATCCCCGGCAGGGATGCCAGCAGTGTCTCCGGTGCCGCCTGCTGCGCCATCGTCATCACTTCCTCCAAGGTGAGCTTCTGGGTCTTCAGGGCACTCTGCTGATCCCACCCGACAAAGGCGGCTGACCAACCGTAGCTCATCGTGTACTGCGCCAGCATCTCTGACTCGGCAGTGAGGGAATTGTGCATCTTTGACTTCACCCAGTTCATCAGGGTCGTGGCGGCACTGGCAGGTTCCGTGTCCGTCAGGTCAACGCCGGAGACAGAGAGACGTGCCCTCTGCTGGGCGACACCCAGCATGTCCACGCAGTCATTGATGATGGAGTCCACCAAGGGGATGCGGGTGTCAGACGCACCATCCCAAGGGAAGGCTTGGGTGCCTTCACTCAGGTTCTCGTCGTGCTTCTTGCCGTCATCACTCTGGCCGCTCCATCGGGTGTAACGGGTGTCATCAGCCCCGCTGGTGCGTTCTATGGTGAATCCATCGTCCATGCTGCGGCGGAACTCTGATATAAGCTCCGGCACATCAGGTGTAGTCGTGTGTTTAGCTAGTGCGTCTTCCATTGTTATCCTCCTTTAATCCTAAATGTTCCACTAAATCGTCACGGTAAAAGCGGTGATACCCCCCTAACATGGTATAGACGCGCACAGCACCGTTCTTTCGTAACTTATTGAGATACTTCTTGCTCATCCCGGTCAGGTCAGATGCCTGCGAAACTGTCAGTAATGGGGGGTAGCCTTGGGTTAGCATTTTACATTGGAAGGACACTGCGGGACTGATTTACTGTGACATATTCAATTACCGGATCACTTGACGCCGCTTCCTTTAGCTTCTTCCTTAACCTTGTGTTTTCTGACCTGAGATACTTGTTGCCCTTCTCCAGTTCATCCACCTTAAAGAATTTACGCCGCCTGAGTTCTATTCCTTCAGGACTATACCTGTTCAGAAGTAATCCCTGCATTCCTGTCGTGTATTCTTTTCCGGGGCCGAAATCATCGCGACAGAAAATAACCAAATCATCGTTTTCCGGGTAAATGTCGCCGCACTTTATGTGTGCTGTCAGTGTCATTTTAGTAACTCCCTCCACCTACGGCTGCGAATGTCTCGTCAGCATGGTACATGGGTGCTGCCTGCATAACGTACCGAAGGCAATCGCATGGGTCTTTGAATGTATTCTTGCCGCCACCTGCCGGGGTGTACTCCTTTAGACTCTCTATCAGGTTGCCGCAATCACTGGAAATATACAGGCGAGGTTCGTTGGCGGTTGTGATGGGTTCCTCCGTGTCGTAGTCCAGTGCCTCATTGATAATCTCTATACCCTCGTCAATGTGCTTGCCTGATGCCGGTTCAAATTCCTCCTCACGATCACCAAGGGCTTCGTTGCAGTAGTCTATCAGGGTGTCATCATCAGAGGACGCCACGGATGAAGCGGCTGCACGGGAGTCTATCAGGCGCATGAAGATTTTCTCGTCACCTTCCTGTCTCAAGTATTCCTTGACGTAACTCCCTGCACCCATGCCCTGCGAGTCTGCTGCTGGCCCCTTGATGCCTCCGGGTTTATCCCCCGGTAACGCCCATTCACCATACTCCTTCAGGGCAGGGGATTCACGGTAGACAAATAGCCTGTCATCAGGGGTTGCACGGAGCCAAATGGTGAACCATGCCCTAGCAGCAGCAAAGTCCACCACCATGTAGTTGGTGCCTTCCTCTGGAATGTCTTCCGGGGAGACTATGTGAGCCTTGCTGAACTTGGGGAAGTAGTTGCCACTGGTCTTCTCGCACCAGCCATAGAAGCGTATCTTCTTCTGGACACTGGACTCACTGGATAACGCCTTCTCCATCGAGTCCAAGGGTTGAAATGGATTAAAGTCCGTATGGAACCAGATGACGGCACTGTCCTCCCTCATGCACTCTGCTGTATAGGGCATACACCCAGCAGGAACACCGGGGACATGTACCTTGTTCTCCTCCAGTAAATCTGCCTTTACCCCGCCCATAAACTTGCACCCACCCTGAAAGGCGGACAGGGTGTTTGTCCATCCGGTGATGGGGGTGGCAGTTATCAGGAGTTTACCCCGACGTGTCACCAAGCGGTAGGCTGCTGTCTCCACCCAGCTAAAGGGAACCAGTTCGTCAAACCATATCAGGTCAGCTTCCATGCCCTCCAGAATGTCCGGTTGCTGGCTGTAATGGTTGAACCAGCACTGGGAACCGTTGGGTAGGACAAAGGTTGACTCACTGAAGCCGTTCTTCACCGTGTAACTCACGTTGGTGGTCTTGGTCTTCCTTGGCTTACGCCATTGCGTGGGGAGCATGTTGTACACCGCTGGTTGCTGGTCGCGTATGCTGGATTGGGATGTCATGGAGAACGCCACTACCCTTGCACCCTTCTTTTCCACCATCGTTCGCATGAGATACTTGGAGGCGAACATGGTCTTGCCACTACGGTTTCCCCCGGATACCAAGAGCCTGTCGTATTTCTCCAGTAAACCATCGGCTACTCCCCAGTGCTTGAGTTGATGCGTGTGCCAATCCGCTTGCAGGTCGCCGTAACCATTGCACGGGCGCATTCCCACGCCACAGCTATAAGGCTCCTCACGGGCAAGGGCGATCCATCGTTCCCTTTGCTCCAAGTCCTTGCGTACCTGTTCCTTGCCCAGTTCCTCAGTGGCTTTCCTAGCCATCTCACGGGTCGGGGCCACCCAGTGCGGGTGAGGCGTGGGTTCCCAATCATTTTCCATTCGTAATCCACCTGATATGATGCGGAAACATCTTGGTGTCAGGCTTGCCTATGCCCTTCACTCCAACAGTGTCCTCTATCGGGAGCTTGTCGATGGCTTCCTGTGTTAAAGGGATGCTGGCATCCAGACACCATGTCATGCCTGACTTGCGGTAGTAACTTGCGATGCGCTTGATAGGCACCAGGAAGTTAAAGCCTTGGGTCTGGGTGCCTCTCACCAGCATACCGACGTATTCCCCCTTGTCATTGAAGTTGCCGCTGCCGCTGGAGCCGGGGAAGGCTACCGTGGTCACTTGGGTGAAGTCAGCGGAACGGAACAACACCCGTCCGTGTTGACTCAGGATTCCATCGGTTAAACTGTTGGCCCCATCAGTGCCCAAGAGACTGGAGCAACCCCAGAGATGGGTGCCCAAGGGGACTAGGGTGGCGTTGGCATCATAGAACCGGACGGACTGGGGTGCCTTGAAGTTCTTCGCCAGTACCTGTAGCAACGCCAAGTCATGTCCTGTCTCGGAGTCTGAGTAGCGGATGACCTTGGAGGATACGGCGGTTTCACCCACGATGCGTCCGGTGTCAGGGTTGCGTAACTTGCGTACCAAGAGGGGTTCGCCAAACTCCACCACCTTGCGGGGCTTGCCATCAACAATCTCCTCACGGACTGAACGCATGTGGGCTATGACATGGGCTGCGGTGTGGCAGAATACCACGTCACGTTTGCCTACCTTTCGCTTGAACAGGGTGCCACTGCCCTCTGACTTGCGGAAGTCAGCCTCTGCACGAACAGTGATACTGATGGCAGTCAGGTAGGCTGATATGTTCTCTGCTGCCATGAGTGTTCCCACGGTCAGCAACGCGATGAGTCCCAGTGTTGTTCTCATAAATCCTTGTTCTCCTGCTTCTCCCTCATGGAACTGACGTAGAACCAGAGGTCTATTATTTCATCCTCCAAGTCCTTCCAGTTCACTGTTTTCGTCAGGAGTCCGCCGTGTTCCTTTTGTCCAAGGTCGTACTTGCGTTTCGCCAGTACCGTGAACTTCTTTATCTGCCTGTCCCGCAGTTCTTCTTCAGGCGTCATTTCGTGCCTCCATCATGGCTTCGGCTATCTCATAGGAACGGGCGGTCAGGAGTTCGTCGTCCAGAACAAAGTCGCCATCGAACTTCTGGAGTAATCCCTGCATCGCCAGACCGGCGAACCAGTCCCGTAAGTCCTGTTCCTTCTCAGGATCGACCATGCTCACGTTTAAGTAGTTCCAGTTCTTTAGGTGTAACATTAGGAACTCCCCTGCGCTTGGGCTTCTTGGCTTCAGCGTAGCCATTACCCTCTTTCCTGATGAAAACGAACATGCCGGGGGTGTAGAGACTTTGGTCACGGACGCGCACATAAATGCGTTCGTGGTTGTACATGCAGTCTATCAGGCGAGGGTTAAGGATGCGGCGGTCTGTCTTGATGGCTACCTGCCGGGACTGATGGGGCATTTCTGTCGATCCATTCAGTCCCAGCAGGTCGCGCATCTTGGTCACGCCCCCATCACTATACACAATGACCCTGCCTTGCTTCCACCAATCAGCACCCTCGGAAAGTTCTGCCCTGTGTCGCGCCAGTTCGCGGCGGGGGAGTTGCCATGTGGCGGCTAGGTCGCGTTCGAGCGTGGCCTTTTGTTGAAATTTTGTGTCTGGCATAATGGATATGTAGTGGAAGCTAGGAAATTTTCTTGCCCCCCCCGCCCCCATGCGTATCGTCTGCGCTCGCGTCAGAAACAGCAGGATTTTCCAGGTTTTTGGGGGCGTCTAGGTTTTCAAAACCTGCCTCCCTGTTCACTTTGCCTCCAATTTCTATACAGTCCGCCGTTTTTGTGTTGGATTGTGCAATCCAGCCATCCATTTTGGGTGTTTCTATTGTGTGTCGGTGTTCAATTACCCCCAAAACATTGCCGCCAGTCTCCAAAGCTAGGCTTTTGTCCAGTAAAACCGCTGCCGAAATGGAACAGTCCTTTAAGGTTGCGGTTTTATCGTCTAATTCACGGTCAATCTTATCAATAAGTCTTTCCGCAACATGCCTTGCTTTACTCGCTGTTCTCTTTTTCCAGTCGGGTAATTCTCCTTTAGCTAGCAAGGCGTCCTTTATTCTGCTTACTGAACCATTCCCCGCATCGTTTGAGTGCATCGTTGCTTGCAAACTTTTGCCCGCTTTCAAGTCCTTCACAATTGCCTTGTATCGTTCAGGATTTGTGTTTTCTATCCGTTGAGATATCCCGCCCTTAATACTCATTGACAACCTCCTTTTTATCATTAGACGCCTAAAATATTCCACAAGA